CCCCGGACGTAACCAGTTCAAGTTTTCAGGAAGAAGATCGGTTGAACGTATCGATGGACGATTTATCAGGGTCATCTAACGCCTCCGCCATCAATTCTAACCGTAGCATAGGCGAAACAGCTACGGGTATGACCCTGATGACCGAAGCGGGTAACGCTATTCGGGAAATGGAGATACGCACCCTTACCGAAACCTGGATGGATAAAGCTTTAACCCAGATAACCCAACTGGAGGCTATGTATGAAACCGATAGAGTAGCTATGCTAGTGTCTATGAAGAAAGCCAAACTACTAAAGGTTCTCCCTGAGTATTTTTTGAAGGCTTTTTCAGTAAAAGTTAACGTCGGTATGGGGGCTACAAGCCCAAGCCAAAGGTTACAAAGAATTCAAAGTGCAATATCGACCGTCACACAGCTCGTCCCTGACGCAGCGATGGCGATAGACGGTAAAGAGGTCGCCAAAGAGGTTTTCGGAGCAGCAGGCTACGATAATGGTGCCAGATTCTTCGACTGGGACAAAGCGGAGCAAATGAAAGCCAACCCACCGCAAGACCCCGTACTGGAACTGCAAAAACAACAACTTCAAGCCAAGCAAGAAGCTGAGCAAGGCAAGCTACAAATCCAACAAGGCAAACTGGAAATAGAAAACCAGAAACTACAGATTCAGTTACAAGATATGCAGGCAAAAGTCACCTTGCTGCAGGCTAAAACGGTAACCGAAAAAATGACTTCTATTTTCGAAGCGTCCAAAACGGCAGAAACGCTGGCGCTTACTCCAGGCAGCGCACCGGTTACCGACGCACTGTTGGGTTCTGCTGGTTTTATCGACAGCGATGCAACGCCTATTGTGCCCGAGGAAATCCCAGCAGAAGCAGCGCCTGCGGACTTCGGACCGGAAAACAGTCACCCGCTGTCTCCGCCGAACGCCAGCCGAGGTATTTCCTCCGGTTTGTTACGCCCGAGTAGTGGAGCCTCTTTTGACATACGCCCTAGAGCGAGGGTTAGGTAATGGTTGACCTATCTTCAGAATACCAGAACGACCCGCAAATGCGGAAAGTGGCCATAGGCCTGGACACCGAGCACTTCGTAACCCACAACAAGGTTGGGATATACCTAGTAGAAAGGGCGCAGCAATGTAGGGTACGGGCGCTAGAAGAGCTTACCCAAATAGACCCGTATAACGGGAGAGCGATACTGGAAGCCCAGTACAGGGCTAAAATACCAGACCTTTTTTTAACCTGGCTCGAAGAAGCGATAGCCAACGGCATAAACGAAGAAGAAATAATAAAATCTGAGGATTTTTAGTGGAAGTGGAAGAAAAACCAAAGAAAAAAATCCCCATTCGCTGGGACTTTACCTGCAAGAATAAAGGTAAAACATACCCGCAAATGGTTAGGGCTGTGGCACTGGCCACAGGGTACTCGAAACCAGAAGCGGAGTTCATGTTCGATACGATGTGCGCGATAATCCATTTTGAACTAGCAAATGAGCGCCCAGTCCACCTTCCTGGGGTCTGCACACTCGTACCGAAAGAAATCACAAACCAATACCGCTACGACTTAAGCAGGGACAGGTACTATATTTCACCTACCTGGGTACACACACTAGTAAAAGCGGATAAGGAACTGGTGGCCGCATATCGCAAAAACCACCCGTTCTACCCATGTGATGAAAACCGTAAACCTATTTATCCGGATTTGGATGATTTAATTTGACTACCTACCTAGATATTGCTATTGATAGTATCCGAAGTACCTAACTCCTTAAACGTAGGAACCACCTATGAAGAATGATCCGAATAACGAAGCCAGAAGCAGAGCCGGTAAGCGCAGCGCTAACCGAAATGCAGGCGTAGACATAGAAGATGGCGTCCAAGCGGGCGGTATCGTCGCAGAAGCAGAAAAAGAAGCAGAAATGCTGACTCCAGAAGCAGCGGAACCTCCTGCCGAAGAAGCAGCGGAAACTCCTGCCGAAGAAGCAGCTGAAGAAGCAACGGCCATAGATAAATTCGCTGAAGAAGAGGCAGCGGAACCACAGCACCAAGATTCCGGCGCCATCGAACAATTTGCTAAAGAGGAAGATGCAGAGCCTAACCACGCGCCTCTTGATCAGTACCAAGCTCCCGAAGGCGAAGACCACGATTCTTTGATTGATCAGTACCACACGGCACTGTCTTTCGGGGACGTTGAAACGGCAAGGGACTTATACAAAAAGTTGCAGCAGCACCGATACTCCGAAAACATGCACCGCACTAAGTCAGACGCTAACGCAGCTCAAGAAGAACAGGATTATCTCAATACCTGTAATGAATTGGCGGCGAAGCATCCTGAATTGGGGCAAGATGGTCTGGAAGCGAACGAGGCATTAACTTTATCCGATCTTTACCGTAGTGAAGGCATGAGTCCTTCAGATGCTATTCGTAAAGCGGTAGCGAAGTTATACCCTGATGCGGCTCCTATGATGGAAGAAGCTCCTGCTCCTATGATGGAAGAAGCTCCTGCTCCTATGATGGAAGAAGCTTTACCCGATATGGCTGAGCGCACGGCCAGCAAAGAAGGTATCCAAGCTGTACCTAGTGCAGCTGCAAAAAATGAACCCGAGCCACCTGCAGAAGCCCCAACTCGCGCCAGCGCGATTGAGACTATGAAGGCGTCAAGGAATCAGAAGTAGAACCCCGTATAAAAGCGGATAACCCAACGGGGTTTTACCCCAATAATAACGTAAGGTATTGAAATGGCAGGACAAATCTGGTCAGTCGCCGATGAAGGCGGATATATGTGGGCACCTAACCTATCTGAATACTTAAGATTGCAAAATCTTCCAGTAGTCAAATGGCGTCAGTTGTGTGATGTGAAAGAAAACGATGCCGATGGCAAACCGTTAATCGGTAAAGGTCGCGGCGAACAGTGGTACTGGAACGTCTACACTAAGCTGGCTCAAAAAGGCCGAGCTTTGGACGAAACCGAAAGAATGCCTGAAACTGGCTTCAAGGTCGCCCAATACTCCGGTAAGATGACAGAATTCGGCCAAGCGGTACCTTATACAGGTAAGCTGGATGATCTGTCTGAACAACCGATCAAAGAAGTCATCCGTAAGTTACTGAAAATCGACGTAGCGGAAACTTTCGACATCGCGGCTTGGACTCAGTTCAACGCGACTCCGTTGCGAGTAACTCCTACTTCAGGTACAAGCACAACCGCTTTGGATTTAGTTACAAACGGTACTGCGACTACTACCAACAACGTAGCTTTTCAAAAAACCCACGTTGAGTTGATCTCTACGTTGATGAAAGAACGCGGCATCCCAGCTTATGAGAACGGCGATTATTTGGGCGTTGCACGTCCTTCTACCTTCGCGCAGCTTAAATCTGACTTGGAAGGCATCCAAACTTACACTGAAACTGGTTTAGCACAAATCAAAAACGGTGAAATTGGTCGCTACCGTGGTGTTCGTTTTATCGAGCAAACACATATCGCTGCGGGCGGAGCTGCTGACAGCACTACCTACAATCCGCAAACTGAAACAGCGGATGCCTGGAACAACACTAAGTCCGATTGGATTTATTTCATGGGCGGAGACACTGTTGCAGAAGGCGTTGCCATCCCTGAAGAAATTCGCGGTAAAATCCCAGACGATTATGGCCGTGGCCGTGGTATCGCTTGGTATGCTTTGGAAGGTTTCGGCTTGTCACACCCCGATGCCGCAAATGCCCGCATAGTCAAATGGGATTCGGCGGCCTAAAAACTGTCAATTTTCTGAAAAGAAAGTATGCTTCATGACTCTTGCGTCATGAAGCATACAAACAACCAAATAAGGTAAACAAAATGGCTTATACACAACCAAAACGAGTGACCTATACGCGGACTGTCGCAGGCGCGACTACTGCAACTTGGTCTGTCGCACCACCACAAGGTACTAACCAGTGCCGAGTCGTCGACATTCAAGCTTCCGTAACCACAGCTTTTGTCGGCACTACTACCCCCGCTATTTTAGGCGTAGGCGTAGCAGGTAACGTGAATGCTTTAGGTAGCATGAACTTCGGTACCGCAGGCACACCCTCCCCAGTGAGCAGTGCAGTAGGTTTCAGCACTTACTTTAAAAAAGGCGCGAATCCACTGTACGGTTCTTTGGATTTAACGGGCGCTGCGAACACTATCGTGGCTGGAACAACTACTCCAGAAGTGCTCGGGCCTATCCTGATCACACTGACAGCTTCTACTGGCGGCGCACCTGCTGGAGCAGCGATCGCGGAAGTAACTCTGGATTGGTTCTAAACCAACCCACTCAATTCTTTTAGGAGAAAGCAATGCGTAATGCAGATACAAGCAACACAAAGCAAACTACTAACCCAGCTGCAAAGTCAGGTTCAGTAGCAGGCGTTGAGTCCGGATTAGGTATGGTTGAAAGCCTGCCCCGTGCCGAACTTCAACCGGAACAAAAAACCCATGGTGAAACTTTTCGCCAGGAATGTTCTGACACCCCTGCCGGTAGCGGCGGATTTAAGTTTCGGTATTAAGTAATGTTTTGTCAACTAGGTAGCGACACACCGTACTTAGTGGATGACAACGCTAACAAAGTCGATAGCTCCCTGGAAACAGGGGTTATCGACCTCGGTAGCGCGGATGGCTCCACTGGATCGGCGTATGCGGATGCCTCGCTAGGGGTATATTATGGCGGCGGCAGACAGTATGAAGACCTCGAAGTGCCAAACATTACAAAAGTAACCGGCAGAAAGGATAAGAGCAATGGCCATTTTTGATAAAACACAACCTTTTGGAACAGTATGTGGGTTTCACCCCGCTTCTTTTGTTCAAGGGGAGTCGTATTTTAATGCTGAAGAACAAGAGATAAACCCAGAAACCGGCGAATTGGTAGTGGATGCTCCTGTAGCAAAAAAGAAAGTCACTAAAGCCGAAGTAACGGCTACAGACGACCTAATTTAACATGTTGACTTTAGCCGACCTTCGCCGCCGAGCGAGAGCAAGACTCGACGACGAGTTGGCACCCTATTTGTGGTCTGACAGTGAATTGTTGGACTACATAAATGATACGGTAAGGGATGCTGCTGTCAGGGCAACCCTTTCTATTCAAGATGATGTAGCCATTACCTTGATCCCAGGGACAAATAAATACTCGTTACCGAGTTCTATTATGGAAGTAAACGCTGTTTACTTGACCTCCCGACCCTCGAATACTTTGCGTCGCACCAGCTTTAGGGCGCAACGCGATTACCGACCTGTGGTGACGCAGACCGGAACCCCCCACGCATACGCATTAGATCAGACGACTGCTGGTTTAGGCGACTATGCTGGAACATTCATACGTACAATAACCTTCATCAACACCCCATCCATAGCAGATACGGCTATGCTGGACGTAACGAGACTGCCGGCGCTATTAGAAGATAGTGACGCGGTTCCAGAGATGGACGAGTTCTGGCACCCTGACTTGGTGTTCGGCATTACTGGATTGGCCTATCTTAAGAAAGACGCCGATACCTTCGACCCGAAACGGTCGGTACGAGATTTACAATTATTTGAAGACAGATTCGGGGTAAGAATACCTGCTTCCGTCATGCGCGAAAGACAAACCGATGTCCCACTTGAGATAAGGATGTACTGATGGATGCGGAAATAGCGGTAATAAAAGAGCGCGTAGATCAACTTGAGACACGTTGCGACAGAAAAGATATTAAGATAGAAGCGCTTCTTGAATTCCAGAATCGGGCGATAGGGTATGCTATGGCTGCGAGCGCTATCGTAGCGTTATTATTTAAGTATTTGGAGGTTGTAAAATAATGACCACTATTTTTCTCCTGCTTTTGACATACCTAGTGTTTACAAACGCCTCTAACTACCACTTTTTGTGCCACCTGCGACACGTCGTAGAGACACCCTACCCGAAAATACGTGAAAGACGTAGTACCCCGAGGATTTAATATGTCGCTATACGATGAACTAACCACCGGCCCACTTGCCGCTGAGATAGCGCCTTTTTTGGCCGCGCGTAATGGCGGTGCAATAGCTACTGTTATGACTCGCAAAGACATTGCCGCTAAAGGCGCGCTATCTTCGCACGATATAAAACAGTATTTATCCCTCATAGGGCTACGCATACCTATCATGGACAGCGCCGCTCCTGCATGTAGAGAAGCATCACAAGCCTTAGCAGATTTTGAATCATTTGAACTCTCTAACTCAATGATACTGGCTAAATTTACAGCTATTTTAGACGGATTGGTAATAGAGACATTAATTCCTGATTTCACTGAAACGCATAAGCTGACTATTTTAGCCATGGCAGATAAATTAATAAGTCGGGCAGAACAACTTGGAATTTCGGTGTCTGAATACAGCATTATGTCCGATATTGATTGGAGTACATTGTAATGGCCTTAATTAAAGCATCCTATCCATCTACCTCAAGCGTAGCATTAACATGCAACCTTTCGTCACTGGCATCCAACACAACTTTCGTAGCGGGTCGGGCATCAACTGCCGTTGATAATACGACCAATGTTGATTTAGACCACTTGTTAAGCGGGAAGATACGCGTCGGGACTACACCTACAGTATCGACACAAATAAACATTTATGCGTATGCAAACATAAGCAGTTCAGCCGGTACGCCAACCTATCCTGATTCGATAACAGGCACGGATGCCGCAAATACTTTGACCTCCGCGAACGTTATGAATAGTGCGTTAAAGTTTGTTGCCTCTATCACTGTTGATGCTACAACAGGTAGAGATTACTTCTTCGGCCCCGTGAGTATGGCTTCTGTGTTCGGTGGAATTTTACCTAAGTTCTGGGGAATTTATGTGGCTCATGCAAACGTGGCGGCTTTAGATGCAACTGCTGGCAACCATGTGTTTACGTATGAAAGAGTACAGGGTCAATCTGTCTAATGGGATTGTTCTTACCAACGGTTAGGACTACTCAGCCACAGCAGCCTGTTGAGATTGATAGAAGTAATCTGCTAACAAGGGGGCTTGTTGAGGTAGTATTACCACTGTCACTTGTTGATCGAACCGTAATTACCGGCTTTAGCCCGGTTGTAGTCGGCACAGGAGTTGTCAGCGGCGTAGGTGTTTCAGGCAGGAACATCAGATTGCCAGAATCGGGGTTGTCGAACGGTATTAAAATCTCCGATGCTGCTGACAGATTATTCCCATCTGCAACGGATGCCACGATTTTCCTCATCCGACGCTCGATAGACACCACACCGCGCGGAACAATGGCGTTTGGCTATGTTGGGGATAGTAACTCGCGTGTACTAGCTCACGCGCCTTGGGCAGACGGAAATGTTTATTGGGATTTCGGCGGCGAGAGTCAATCCCAAAGAATATCTGCACCATTTGCGAAAAGCGTAAATGTTGAATCTTTAGCTTTTGTTGCTGGTGGCGGTAAAGGCCGGGAGATATGGCGTAACGGTGTAAAAATAGCAGGTGACACATCAAAGACCGGGACAAGAGTGGCTACCGGATTCGGATTCGGATTGGGCGCGGCAGCCTCCCCTGGATTGAACAGTGATAGTGAAGAAGTTTATCTTTTCGGCGTGGCAAGCCGGGCGTGGTCAGATGCGGAAATAACGAGTTGGCACAAAAACCCCTGGCAAATATTCGCCCCTAGTAAGAAGGTTGTTTACTTTTTGCCGAGTGCTGGGGGTTTGATAAGCCTTTCTGGCGTGGTAGTGGGTTCTAGCCTCGGTAACGCAAACAGTGCCTTTACGTTGTTTCAGACAGGTGCTAGTAGTACGGGGGTGGTCGGTTCTGCAACCCCTAACACCACCACACAAAACGTAGGCTCCACAACCGCACTCGCTACAGGATCAACCTCCGCGAGTGCAACGCTACCTGTTTCGGGGGTTTCAGCAACGACTTCAGCTGGAATAATAACCTACGTGCTTTCAGGGGTAGGTGTTGCCCTGGGCGGAGCCGAACTTTCCTCCGTAGCGGGGGTAACAACGGTTTCAGTAGCGTGCTCAGCCGTAGGGGTGCCGATTACGCTAACAGCAGGGACCCCGATCAGCGCCAACACTAAATCAGTGGCTGGATCACCTTCGGCGCTAACAGCAGGAACCACGATCAGCGCCAACACTAAATCAGTGGCTGGATCAACCCTGTCAGCGGTAATAGGTTCGCTTATCTCCGCACTAAACCGGACGCTACCACCACAGCAATCGGTCTTATCAAACGGCACCCTGACGTATGTGTTAGCCGGACTAAGCGGTCTTATTGTAGAAGGTTCGGCTATTGATACTTGGGTCATATCGGTATCTATGTGTGCAGACAATACTTCGGCTGGAACGGTAACTTCCACTGGAGCCACGTACAGTTTAACCCCTACCCAGAACGGCATAGCCAGGGTTACGTGCTCGCCGAAAGTTGATTACAGTTGGACAGCTTCCCGGACGGCCACAGTGGGGGATTTTTGCGTAGGGATCAACCCTTTGAATTTATTTCGGTGTACGACGGGAGGTACAACAGGAACTGTTGAACCTTCCTGGCCGACTTCTGGTACAATTTCGGATAACTCAGCGGTGTGGACTTTCGTAGCCCCGCTGGTAAACCCAATAACTAAATTAATGGTGATCTGATGCTCGACAAACCCCTTATCTGGACCAACAAAGGTAATTTACCTGTAGCCGACTTACGCTATGAGGTTCTATGGCAGGATACCGAAGACTTCATCAAGTTTACTGAAAACCACTATCTGGGCGAAGAATTGGTCAAATCCAGCTCTCACGCTTACAGTAAAAAACCGCTGGAAATAACTGGCGAACAGCAACAATTCTAATTAGGAATCAATGACATGGCTAATTCGCAATCACTTTGCACGACGTTTAAAACCGATCTGCTTAACGGCATCCACGCTTTTGGTACCACGGTAGTTCGCGGTGCGACCACTAAGGACTCTTTTAAAGGGGCGCTATATCTTGCATCAGGTTCCCTGGGTGCGGCTACAGCGGCTTATTCCGCGACCAGTGAAGTCTCTGGTACGGGTTACACCGCAGCCGGTGCTGCCGTAACCAATGCTACGGCCCCGGCCGCCACAGGTACGACTGCGTTCTGGACTCCCAGTGCTTCATTAGCGTGGACAACAGTGACATTGGCGACGGCATTCGATGCTTTGCTTATTTACAACGACACCTCCGCTGGTAAAAACGCGGTAGGCGTGTTTACTTTCGGTAGTCAAACGGTAACAGCAGGCAACTTCTCGTTGACCATGCCTACCAATGATAGTTCGACGGGTCTGATTCGGCTAAGCTGATATGACAGCTAACACCGTCTTAAATCCAGGAACCGGTGGCGACACAATCGCCACCGAAGATCAGGCTGGGGTTAAGTACCAGATTGTAAAACTGGCACAAGGTGCGACCGGCACCCAAACTCTGGTTAGCGCGGGTAACCCACTACCTGTGGTGGCAACACTCCGAGCAAAAGTGGTAACCGCTTTACTAAGCGCGGTCATCACTAACCAGACTTCTGGTGTAGCCGCTTTTCCAGCGTCCAGAAAAACCATACAGGCATCGGTTACAGGCACAGGCACGGTTTCGGCTGTGGTTACATGGTACGGCAACAACACCAATTCGACCACTAACGGGGTTGAGATAGCCACGACTACCCTTACTGGTACCACCACCGACCAAAGCGGGGCTGACATTCCCGCAGAGTGGCCGTTTATTTTCTGTGTGCTATCGGCTATTACAGGCGCGTCGGCTGCGGTTAACGCTTCGGTGGCATACTAATGGGCGCTACCGTTGTTACTAAAGCGGGATCGGATATTACCGGGGTTAACTCAGGGACAAATACAGGAGATGAAACTCTAGCCACGATTAAGTCAAAGCTTGGTGTTACTACTTTATCTGGCAGTAATACTGGCGATATGATTCGCATTGCCGAAGTTTTTGACAGCTCAGCACCGAACGACATCATCAATACAGCGGGTATTCAGGCAGTGGCACCGACAACAAACGCTCATTTGATATTGTCGCCAAAGGGCCTTGGTGGGGTATCCGTCAAAATGCCGACGGTATTAAAACCGCTGGGCAATAACGCGGCAAATTTTGGTATTGGGCAAGCTAGTGGTGATAATTCTGCCTCTTTTGGTGCAGCCAACGCAACAGCGCAGTATGCCGCTGCTTTTGGGTTTAGTACAGCTAGCGCATACGGTGCTGCATCGTTCGGCACGTCGGTTGCTAATGGTACGACTAGCTCAGCTTTCGGCTCAGCAACTGCCAATGGTTACTCCGCTTCGGCGTTTGGGGGTGGTATTGCAGATGCAGGCTATAGCGTGTCGTTTGGCGGTTCACTTGGCCGCGCTTCGCCTAACGTCACTCAAAATAAAATAGCAACCTCGGCGGGTGATGGCCCTATGCTGTCCGGGTTTACGCCGCTACATGTGACAGCGGATGAGTATGCTCCCGCTATCCTATCGGCAAACGGGATTTTTGATGTAGGTAACTGGTATCCATCATCTACATTCTGTCTACCAGCGAGGACATCAGCGGTATTTGAATTTATTATAGTTGCGCGTAGCGATAATAATCTGCATTTTGCCGCATGGAGAGTAACAGGTGTTTTAAATGTGAATACTATTTCTACCACAACAGTATTTGGGGTTGTAGTTACTATGATCTATAACCCGTCGGGGTGGGCATTTAACGCAGCATCTGTCACCGCAGATACGGTGTACGGTGGCATTACGATTACCGTTCCAGAGGCTCCGGCGGGGACATTAGTCTCATGGGGCGCAACAATTATATCAGCGGAGGTAACATCATGATTACAGTAATCGGCACAGAGTTTTTTATAGACGGGGTGTCAGGTGGCACGATTGAGCAATTACTAGGGCGTAATAAATTGCTCGTTGATGCGGCCATGCGCAGGAACCAACCTACCCCATCAATCGCCAATTTACGCACCATTTCTAACACAGAATTCAAAGCGCGATTTACTCCAGAACAGCTCGCCCAAACATGGCGGTTATCAATAACCGATGACAATGTTGCGCTACTGTTGTTCGACGTATTTACCCGAACAACCATCAATCTTGACGATCAGCGCACTATCGACGGTCTGAATTATCTGGTCTATGTCGGCGTAGCGCTGGATTTGACGCTGTTTTAAATGTTAACCACGCTATTTCAGCTTAACGCTCAAAATAGCACCACCACAGTCGCTTTGGGAGGGGTGACCTTTGTCTCTGTAGCGGGCGCGGCCACAGTTTCGGTATCTTCGGCAGCATCCGGGGCGGCTATACCACTGAGCGCGGGAGCCGTAGGTTCAGCGACTATTGCAGCTGTCGCAGGACAACAGGCAAACAGTTCTCAAGGCGTAACAACTCCGAACAATGCTCTTGGGATACTGAGTGTAATTGCTACGTCGCTTTCCGGAACGGTAACCCCATTCGTCGGCGTTACCGCGCAACTGATAGGCGTTTCGCTGGCCAGTGCCCTCGGTGTCGTATCCAAGGTATCCTCTTCCACTGTCGGACTGATCGGTCAATCGAGCACAACAGTCCAGTCCAGTCTTCAGGCAACTTTCGATAAAGCCATTGCGGGGGTTTCGACCAACAGTTTCGACGGACTACTGAGAACCGATGCTTCTGGCATACTTAACGGCGTAAGCATAACCCCCGTAAACGGCGCGGTATCTTTCTACAACAATGACGCTAACGTAGCCTTAACCGGAACTGCACTCGGTTCCCTGCAGCAAAGTGTGTCGGCCGTACTGGCTAAAGCCGTGGCAGGCAGCGGGTTCGGAGCAGCAGAGGGGCAGCTAAAAGCAGCGTTAACACCGCTGTTACAAGGTACGTCTACATTAGGTAGTGTCGGCCAGGCCACCATAGCCACCACGGTACGACTAAACGGTACGCTATTAACGATCTATGCTAGTAGAATATCGGTTTCTGTAAAACCAGACGAGATAGACTGGGTAATCGTAGAAACGCTATCAAATCAGGTAGTATGTTCCAGCTTCGGAAGGACGATTACCGTAGAAAAGAACGCTGTTAGCACCTTGGCGGAGCAAATTTCAAACACAATCGTAGCAGAAGTAACCAAACAACAGATAATTTCACAAACACCCGGTAAGGAACTCATAATATGATTTATTCAGCGACAGCAAAAGGCCCCTATAAAGTAGCCGGGTATCACGACCCTGACAGTAAAAAAGTAATCGGAATCGTCTATAAGCCCAGCACCTGGGCGGCGAACACCGTGTACTACGCACGAAATGCCGATGACTACGACATAGTGATCCCAACGGTATTCGCCGGGATGTATTACAAAGTGACAAATCCTGGGAAAACAGGAGCTACCGAACCGGTATGGCCGACCACAGTCGGAGAAGCGGTGGTTTCAGGGCCAACTTTTGAAGCAGTAGCCTACAATTTGATGTTACCTACTGAATCGATTGTTACTTCGACCTTTGTGGCTACAGATGGCGTTACCTTAACCATACCTACTTTTACTGCGGGTACCACCCAGGTAATGATCAGTGCGGTTCCAACAGGCGTAAACTCGTTCACCATCACAAACCACACCGTAAAAAGCAATGGGGAAGAGGAAGATGTCACCCTGTATTTTAAGGTAGCCGAACGCTGAAAACGTGCTATAGTACCCAAAAATCAACTAGATGGATAAGACATCGTGCTAATAAATGCCTTTTTAGGAATTAGAAATGCTGAACCTATACGGTCGATTCCTAACAGCGCTTTGTCTGAAGCCACCGATGTCGATATATCCGATGAAGGTGCGATAACCCGAAGAAACGGATACACCCTTTCGCTCTCGGCAACCAACACCACCGCATACTCCACGCTTGACCAAGAAGCCTATATCGTCACGGGCGGCGTTTTAAATAAACTCCTGCCCGATCTTAGCTTAGTCCCAATTACAGCCTCTACAGCTAAAAATTTTTGCGATTTCGGCGGTGTTTTATTCACAAACGACGGGCATAAAGTTGAAGATGGCATAGCGACCGATTTAAAGATACAAGCCCCAAACTACGCCCCGCAACTTAGCGTCATCCAAGGCCCTATGCCAGCGGGTGTTTACAGTGCTATGTACTGCTTTCGAGCCGCTTCCGGACTTGAATCTGGGTCATCCCCCGTAGGCTCTATCGAACTGCTTACCGAAGGCGGGGTTCAGATCGCACCCATCCAAGCTCCTGTGGGCTATACAGCAATCATTTACTTGACCGATGCCAACGGCACGGTGTATTACGATGCCTCGGGAATCCAACTGGCGCCGGTTCAAGTTTTAGCCAACTCCTTCCCCGAAAACACTGAAAAAGTAGCTTTCTACGCGGGAAAATTATGGTGCAGTCAGTCCCTGGACAACGGCAGTTCCGTCATATTTTTTAGCAGCGCATTCCACTACCACCTGTTCGACTACGTTAAGGACTACATCATCGTCCCAGGTAAAGTCGAAGATATGGTCGGAACACCACAAGGATTGGTGATCGGCACCGATGCCGCGCTGTACTCCTATTCTGACACTTTGCTCCTGTTGGCTGGCTACGGGGTAGTCCCTGGTCGATCAATGGTTCGAGTTCCGGATGGTTCGGTACTGGTATGGACAAAACGTGGTGTCTGTACGGCACCTCTATTTTCAAATCTAACCGAAAAGAAAGCCAGCTTTCCAGCTGGAGCGCAATGCAGTACCGCCGTCGTAAATCAGGACGGCTTGATTAAATTTCTCGCTTTATCGGATGGTTCCGGTAAGGCTTTCAATGCAAGATATTAACTATATAAATCAAGGGGTTACAAATGGTACAATATTCGGACGGACTTATAACAGCTCTTTTTGGTGAGCAAGGCGTAGAAACCGGCGCTAACGGCCTTAAAGGCTTAATGAAAAACGGCGTGATCAGAGTATATTCTGGAGCACAGCCTGCCAGTGCAAACGATGCCCCAACAGGTACTTTATTGGGGAGCATTACCACCGCAGGTTTGGCATTCACAGAGGGGTCACCAACGGGCGGCTTGCAGCTATTAGCCCCAGTCGGAAGAACAGTTTCTAAGGCCGCTTCGGGCTGGACATATACTGGTGTAGCGGCCGGCACGATGGGCTGGTTTCGTTTTCAAGCCAACGCAGTGGACAACGATTCACTGAGCACAAGCCTGGTCCGTATCGATGGTTCGATTGGAATAACGACTGGTGACTTACGAGTCACAAACGTTACATCAGCTATCGGGTCCACGGCAACGATCGATAGTTTCGTGATAACCGCCGCCTAAATGTCCACCATCATCATGGGTGACATAGCCGCTGGTGCGGTCTGGTGGTCGCAAGCCGACTGGTACAAGCGGGTGCTTGCCCAACGCTACGCCATCAACAATGCGTTCATGCAGGAGTGGCACTTCCCCAAGGATGGGGTAAAGATATTCGTGAAGATGGTGGCCGGACAGCCGCAGGCGTGGATTTATGTTGGGGGAGGTCATATTTATATGGAGTGCGGGATCATAGACTTTTCTACGGCTATATTAAGCCAGGAATACTACATGCCGGGGACGTTCCACACATCCTTTTATCTACCAACTAATAAACTGAATGGGCTGATCAGTTATACAGGAGAAGTTCTACGGCAAAAAGCTTTAAATTACTGGGACTTAATACTTACTCCACCAGTGTACGTAGACGCACATAAGATAAGCAGCGCGGATATTCCCGAAGGAACCCTCTCTTGTGCTACCGGTAATATGTATATAGACCTTGTGGATATAGCAGAAACAGGAGAGCTACCTCTAAGTTTCCCAGAAGTAGTTAAGGGTTACAATAAAACCGACTACTCCGAGAAAAAAACACTCATGAGTTTGTTCCCAGGGTCTATGTTTACGGGGATGGCTAAACTGTTCATCCAATCAATCTATGGTTCAGATCGCAATGACCTACACATAAGCATTGATCAGGACTTTAATTACATAGGGATAGAAATACCACTAATAGAAAAACTATGGACAGAGTTCAATTCCACACTACCACTACGCCCTTACACGTTCGGGTATAATGTAGTTTTTTTAAATAACATGGGGACATACAGCATAGCGATAATGATTGTAGAAACCCAGACTTTTCAGGTGAGGGAATTAGTGTCAACTAATCCTTTGGCTAACAAGTTACTCAAAGAATATGCGTCTTTTACTGATCCGGTGGAGTTGCAAAAAATACAATCGTTTGTGCTATCAACCTGTGTTGTAGGCAATATTCTGCTAGATTGGACGCCTATAGTAAACCCACCCACGGCTGGCACCCCGTTAAACTATAGTTGGAAGTTTAGTAATGACGGTACGAAAGGAGTCATGGTGCTTTATACCGGTGAGGGAGTAAATTCATTCAATACTACCTTCACTAAAGCGGAACTAGAGATAGCCTGGATATTCAATGATTCTATCCTAGAAGTTACTGCAACGGCTTCTGAGACAAGCACTGGGTCAATTTCTACCTTCCTGACCAATATCCACATATCCACACCGCATAGAGGAAAAGTACAGTGGTTAGCAGGTCACATCCCTGCCGGACAAACCCCAAATGCTGGCCAGGTAAGCAGTGGATCAGCCGTAGTTTACGCCTATTTCGACAAAAACACAGCCGTGGATGTAACCTTAACCCAAGGGATTACATCCCCCGCACTACTAGTTACCCCAGAATACACAACCGCACCTATAACGGGGGTAGAAACCGTGACAATACTTACGGATGTCACGCATTCCTCAGGGGGTTTGATGGTGGGTGGGGCAAGTATATCAGTTGGCTTGGACACAATCTCCGGTACGTGGAGCAATGGAGGGGCTACGCAAGGAGTTCGGATAATTGCAGAGGGTAGGCCTGCAACTAATCCAACATCAGCTAATGCTGTTGGGATTGGCCCCGGACTTATTGCCGGAGGTATTACAGGTTATAGTGCCTCGGAGAAGTATTTCAATAACGAAAATACTGCGGACGAGTATTCCGCTTTATATGGCACATTCCTAGACACATTTAGCACGTTCACAGAAGTGAGACCGTCTAGTTACGCAGCCCAAGCTATCTGCATACCGGATAAAGACGCTTCAGCGGTGCTTATATATGATTATAGGCACAACACGTCTGCTTCGTATCAGTCCGTTGACATTTTAAATGATTCCAAAATAATCTCTGAGGTAGCGGCTGTTTTCCATCACGGCCCGTCAGGTTCGGCCCCGTCCCTATACGACCCCCGTACCTTCAATACGAATTATAGCTTCCATGAGCAGCTATCGAGTACCAACGTTGATACCCCACCAGTCCAGACCCATCAGCTTAAGGTATATATGGCGGGTGGCGACGCTGGAGTAGACCTTATTGAAACCAACACCACTATTGACGGATTAACTGATCCTGTACTAAGAGCTCTTTTCTACCCATGGGTTACGGGCTTGGAGGACATCCCTTCTATCTCCACGGTGCAATCTATACAAGGGTCATATCTAGCTTTCTACCAGGCTTCTTTAGCGTCACATACTAGACATTTCGATTATCGTGCAGCCGTTGGCTGGGCTTAAACTTACAGATAGGATACGGATATGGCAGGAATTATAGCGACAGAAGGGCTGAATGTATCAGCTACCTTTTTATTCAAAGGTGCATCTGTAGATAGGGCCGCAGATATGTATTTGGGGTTATTTACGAACGCATCAGGGGTTACCAACGCTCTTACGGCGGCGAGCGTAACTCAGCCCACCGGCGCTGGGGGGTATGCTATGAAGACTTTAACCGATGCTTCCTGGGCGATAACTGGTAGTGTTGCCAGCTACGCCCCCCAAGCATTTATAGGAGACGGTGGTAGTTTCTCTGCTGCTGTCTATGGGTATTTCATCATTACTAAGGGGGCTACCCCACGTCTTATAGCTATTGAAATAGACCCTGCTGGACAGTACGCGATTACTTCCGGGGACACATATGTTATAACCCCGACCATAACTCTAGCGTAGAGCGACTAATATGGCCGATTTATACCAAAGCAGCACCAAGCTGTTACTACACTGTGACGGGGGCGATAACACCACCGTTTTTACGGACACGTCTTTTAACCCACACACGGTTACCCCGGTTGGAGGCGCTAAAATTTCTACGGCCGTAAGTAAATTCGGGGGGGCGAGTGCATATTTTGATGGGACCGGAGATTATTTAACCCTTGATGGCTCTAGTGAATTTGCTTTTGCTACCGGCGATTTTACTATCGAGTTCTGGGTATACCCCACCGTTGTAAACGGCATCAGCAAATTTATTTACGATGCGCGGGGAGGAAGCGGAGATGGGGGCTATGCCTCAATTTACATAGACCCTAGCAACACCTTGGCGGTTCGCGTTAACGCTGCGGTTATAATACAATCTGCTTCTGCATTATCAGCTAACACTTGGTACCACATCGCCCTGACCCGATCAGGAACCTCTACAAAACTTTTTCAGGACGGTGTGCAGAAAGGGGGCACGTATTCTGATTCCGTAAATTATGCCATAGGGGGTTCCGGGCCAGTTATAGGGGCTAATGCTTACAGTCTTCCGGGCGGAAATACCTTTATCGGGTATATGGACGAGATACGGGTTACGGAGGGAATAGCCCGTTACACCGCCAATTTCACGCCCCCCGTAGCGGCTTTTGACGACCCACTCCACACCACGAATACCTTGGCTGGAGCGGCGACCTTAACCATATCGGTTGCTTCAGGCACCTTTCTGCGTGGCCGAAACGAGACTGGTACCATCGCAGCGGACTTCATAAATACTACCTTAGTAATACTAGGCGCATGGAATACGGATTTACCCGCCCCAGTCTTCGGCCTGTATGCCACAAGCCACACAAACATACCCAACAGCATAACCGCCGACCTGTTCAACACCACGCTATCGGTCAGGGGTGGAGCCAACACGTCCGCAGCTTTCACACTGCCGACACTGGTATCGACAGGTACGGTGCCGGACACGATGGCCGCAAGCTTGACCCTGTTCACCTCGACCTTATCGGCGAGTGCCACGGTAGCGGCCGAAAGCAACATCAACTTAGGTTTTGTAAGCTCAACCCTGACTGCGAGAGGAGGAGCGAATGTAGCAATAAGTTCCCCGAGCTTCTCTGTCTCCGCTTCTGGAGTCGCCCCAGACAGAGCCAACGCAAGCCTGGGTTTCCCCACACTGAGCATTGCTGCGACCGGAACCTACCAGCAGCGCGGAAATATCACTTTAGGTTTCTTCGACTCCTACTTAAGCTACAACAATATCGCCCTGGCTGGACCCACTTTCAGTCTGCATGCCGAACTGAATACCAACATAAGCAATGCACTGGCCTATGTTATGAATGTGAAGACTACTGAGTCCACTAAATATTCGAACTTCGGTTTTAGCCATGTTATCGCTCTAGCGGGCAAGCATTACGGAGTCAAACCGGACGGACTGTACTTACTTGAAGGAACGACCGATGCAACGGTTGCAATCAATGGTACAATCGCCACTAAAGAAACCGACCTAGGAACCACCCAAGCCAAATACATACCCTACGTGTACTTGCAATCCGATACACCCACAGTAGCAATACCGTTTGTCGATGCGGTGCAAAAACCACGCTATTTAAGCTCTTTCGGAGGCCGAAAGATAAAAATAGCCAGGGGCTTAGAAGGTCGATACTGGCGGTTCCGTGTAGAGAATGTGGTGAAAATAGAAGGTTTAGAACTTCTTCCTGAACAAAAACAACGCAGGGTTAAATAATGGCTTCCGTAGATACACTTATTCAAAACGCAGAGATTAGGTCAGCCAGCTACGCCAGTACCACGGGTTTCCTGGTCGGGGAGTTGATGAACTTAGTCAGAGCCTACGATCCGACTATCATAACCGGCGTAGAACTGGATTTAACCCACGCTGATTTACCGGCGTATGTTGCCCCGGTCAAAGATGCCGTGGCTATGCCGGTCTATGAGCCCCCTTTGTCTATCTTACCTAGTGCTCCAGAGCTGACAGGCATAAGCCCGATAACACTGCCCCCAGACCGGACGATACCAATTATAGCTACTGCGGGTTTATTTGCCCAAGTAGCGCCGTCCAGCAACCTGCCTGACTTCAATGAAGCCGCCCCCGATATGCAGATCGACGCCTTGGTAGCGGAGATGAATGCCCTGGCGCTACCTTCAATACAAGCTATCGACATGCCCGTGCTTACGCCGTTTAGCATAGGATCAGCGCCGATACTCAACATCCCAGTTTACGACGCCCCACCGGTACCCGACGCGATCCGTGACCCCGTAGATTACGCTACCGCCATGGATAGCACGTACAACCGCATGTTGCCAGAGATGCAAGCTTTCATCGACGATAAAATGTCACTGTGGATCGCGCAATACGCACCTGAATACCAACCCTGGTTAACGCAACTACAAGCTAAAGTAAGCACCGGAATGGACGGCGGGATACTTCCCGATCAGTTCGAAGCTGGAATGTTTAATCGTGCCCAAGGCAGAACCGAACGAGAGTTCACGGCAGCCGAAGACAGTTACCTGGAGTCTTTTGCTAAGAGTGGGTTTATAGCTCCGCCAGGTGCCATGCTATCGGCGCGTTTTATCGCACGGTTGAAAGGTGCCGATGCCCTGGCCAACCAAGCCACGGATATTTACATCGAGCGCCGTAAAACAGAGATACAACACGTACAACTGGTTATGGGTTTAGCATCAGCACAAATACAAAGCGTTCGTGGCACTGCGATAGCTTACGCTGGAGTACTAGGCAACACGATGCAGCAGGCGGTAGGCTACGCGAACAGCATTGCTGAGAAACTGGAAAAAGTGTTCGACCACCTATTGGCGAGGGCGGAACTATCTATATCGGTTCTAAAAGTCGTCGGTGAGCAATACGAGATACAGCTTAAATCGGCGTTATCTGCACTGGATGGCTACAAGCTTGAACTCGAAGCTGAAAAAATGAAAAAGGACATTGAGATGTCCCAGATCAAACTGGTAGAGGCCAACATAGCGGTACAGGAATTAGCGGTAAAACGGTTTTCTGCGGTAATTGAGGCGGTAGCCAGAAAAGGCCAGATCGAAGAACTGAAGATGAAAGGCTACTCCATTCGAGCGGATGTTTTCAAAGCACAGACCCAGGCTAAAGTTGCTGGATTTGAGGTGTATCGGTCAGCCATTGAGGGAGATAAAGCTAAACTGCAAGGGGAACTGGCTAAATTGACCGCGTTTGAAAGCCAAATTAACATCGATACCTTGCGCTTAGACTCGCAGATTAAAGGCATGGAAGCGGTGACTACTTCCAACAATGCAAAAATCGAAGTCTTCAAATCAGGGGCTGAGGTCTATAAACTGGATGTCGAAGCGGCGTTACAAAAGTTCACCGCATATGCCGATGTCAAGAAGCTGGCGCAATCGGTATATTCGACCGAACTGAATAACGCAATCGACTCCTTCAAGGCTAATCTTGAAATCCCAAAGATAATGTTGGAAGCCTTGATCAAGGAATATGAACTGAAAGTTCAGACCGCTTTGAAAGAAGCGGAAATCGATGTCCAGAAACTGCAAATATCGGAGCAAGCAGCCGCTGCTTCGGTAAGTGCATATCAATCCATGGCTTCGTCCGCTCTTGGATCACTAAATACCGTCGCTTCTAGCGCCATATCCGCATCTGCCTAAACAGGAATATAAATGGAAACTTTAGACCAACAACGTGCCGCCGCTATAAACCAAATCAACGCCCCTAAAAGAGCTAAACAGTTCGCCGCCGACGGCCACCAGATGTCGCAGATGGAGATAAATGCCGCTAAAAAGGCAAGCATTCTTTCTGCACCAGCAACTTCTAGCGAGGTGCGTGGGGCGGTGGACAACGTGCAGGCGAATACCGCCACTACTGAGCAGAAAATAGGCAGTGGTGCTTCGGCTTACGGCACAGGCGAAAAAATGGACGCTTCCAATTCAGAGTCTGCGGAAAATGCTAAACAATATGCAGAAACTGGTCACTATGCCCAAGGCAGCGGCGTACTTAAAGGCCCCGGAACGACGACTTCAGACAGCATACCAGCAAAACTCTCGAAGGGAGAAGCGGTACTTAACTCCAATGCTGTTTTAGCTCTGCAGAAAATGCTAGGAGACAAAACAATCGAGCAGTTCAACGCAGAGCATGCCCATAAAGGCGTGGTTTCTAAAGTTCTGGATGGGGTGGTATATGCGGCTGGCGGTTATATCCCCGACGACCAAGCTTTAAAAGCTGCCTCGCAAGGACCCGCTGAAATAGCACCGATGCCAGTCCAACAGCCCCCAGTCGCGGGACAATTAAAAACAACGGGCGGAAGTGCCAGCACCGGTTCGTTCACCCCGACCTCAAGCGAAGTCAGCGCAGCCGGACCAAGCGCGGAAAAGTTACCTGGATTGCAGAGCCCGGTTAAAGCTCCTGCTCCAGAAGCAGTGACAGCCAAAGTTTCAACTTTTACACCGACCGCTGGAGACATAGCAGGCCAAAAACTAGGCCCTAATGAAAGCATTGGTATGGGCAAGCCGTTACAAGCGTTATCAGGGGCTGAAAAAAGCATAGCCAATCCGCCCCGAGTGCCTATAGCGGCACCCGGCATGACCCCAGGCGTAACACCTAAGTCAAACCTAAGCTTAGCAGGCCCAGAAGCCAAACCTTTTGCTATGGCGCCCTTTAACCCCGCCCCACCACTAAATGAAATAGCGCCTAAGCCAGCTATCGAGATTCCCGGCACTTCCGGGGCCGCGAACATACATTCGGGGATAGCGGTCGGTAGCATAGATAAGGCCAAGCAACTCGTCACTACGCAGTCTCCACTAGCAGCACCCGTAGAACCTCCCCATGCCGATAGAGTAAGCAACCGGTCGGCGGAAATGAACGTACACGGGGCGGAGCCTATCGCCGAAGGTAAAAACTTAACTCCATTTGAGCAGAAAGGTTTGGCTACCCGAGCGCAACCTATGGTTAACGAAAACGTACCCCGGCCTTTCGCCAGTAAAGAGGCTGAAAACTTCGCAGCAGAGCAAGCGCGGCAGGATGCTTCTTTTAAAGAGGCTGGAACCCCCAAAGGAGTTCCAGAAAACGGGAAGGTTTCGACTGAAACAAGTGAGTTTCTAGATACGGCTGGAAAAGCAGCAGGTATAGCAGGTAAATCGCTAGGGGCACTGTCCTTACCAAGTGCCATAGACGCTATGACAGGCAACTCTCAGAGCGACCTTGACAGGGGTAAACAACTCGCGGGAATCTATAGAACCAAAGGTGTTAAAGGAGTATTGGGGCACGAATACGATATGGTTGCTGATGCAAACGGGGCCCTGGCTAATTCTGTTTCCGATGCTGTTTCAAAAGGAGCTTCCAGTTTAGCTGATACCGCAAATACAGTATGGAATGGCCCCGCTCAACCCCATGCTGACGCCGGTTCACTAAGAGAATACGGCCATGTAGCGGATATGAACGCCGATAACATCCCTGTCTCACCGATGCTTACTGATTTGTCGGATGCAAAAGTGGCCAGAACGCCAGACAACACTCCTACCACTAAGGAGAAAACGGCGGATACCCGCGACGGTACTGACGTTGACCCTACCCAGTCTGGGCAAGCCAAGAATGCTGATCTAAGCACCGTTGATAACAACCACCATTTTACTCCGGATGGCAAAGCAGCACCCTACTCGGAGCAAAGAATATCGGTTAGCGATAACGGGGATTTCATTGGGGTTAACTCTAAAAACCCGCGCAGTGCCGAATCCATGCGGAAGATGGCGGACATTGCCAAACAGGGTATCCATGCAGGCTCTGGGGCAGGTTCAAGTTCATCCTACCCGGTAAACTCCGACGGCTACCGAGCAGAGCAGGCGGCTATCGTACAAGGTCGCCATGATCGTGCAGCGGCCTTCGATGAAGCTAATAAACCGGTTCAGGTTCAGCAGGCACAGCAAGACTATCAAGCTCCAGACTTCTCTGGAGCCATAGCGGCCGCGCAGCAGGAGCTTAATACCGAAGGCAGTGCTTCCAGTTTCGACGATAGAATAGCGGCCAAACATACCCGGCAGGCAGCAGAGCGTAAGCTAGCTTCGTTGACCAATTTGCAGGATAGCGCGAACAAAACCGCTTCTGATGCCAATAACCGTCGCGCTGCAGCTACCCAAAACGGTATCGACAATGATCTGAGACGTCAAGGGTTGGCTCAAACCGGTATCCACGCGGGTGCCCAAAATGCGCTTACCGCTAGAGGGCAGGACATTCAAGCCGCTCAAAACAAAACGGCTGCGGAAGCCAATGCCAACCAACGTGCGGAACTGAAAGCTCAGCACGAAGCAACCCAAGGATTGGCACAAAAAGAATATGATCGTAAAGTGGGAAATGATGCAAATAAGCCACGGGAATACATGGCGGATGATGGGACGAAACGTATTGGCACGACAGAACAAGCCGAACAATACGCCACTGAAAAACCGGCCAGAGAACAGGCCGCTGTCGACGCGTATGTGGAAAAGAAAAGCGGGTTTTTCGGTAAGCCTACCGAGCAAGAGGCTAGAACAAAATTGGGTATGGCACCGGCTAGTAGTGTAAAATCAACCGTACACACTGCGGACTCCGATGCTAAAGCGATAGCAGCCGCCGAAGCTTCGGGTAAGTATACGCCTGAACAAATAGCAGAAGCCCGTAGCCAAATGGCTAATAACAAATAGGATTATCTCACATGCCAGATCAAACTGTACTCGATACGATCAGAAACGATTACCCAACAGAACAAAAAGCAGGGGTTTTAGACACGATACGAAACGAGTACGGGGAGAGTCCGAAAGAAGAAAAGGCACCCTCCAGTATCGCCAGGAGAGCACTAGGCGATACTGGAATTTCCTTAGCAAAAGGTATTGTCGGTGTTCCAGAGACTGCCGTAGGATTAGCCGACCTGGTTACAGGAGGGCATGCAGGAAAACTGGCTAAAGACGCTGGGGTAGACTTCGCTCGCACCAAACAGATTCTGGACTCGGGGTATTCTCCAGAGCAACAGGAAGCTAATGCCAAGGTACAACAAGCTGAAGGGTTCCTACCTACACTAAAAGCGGTAGCTGAAAACCCATCCACAGCTGTTCAGACCATAGCCGAATCGGCACCATCAATGTTAGGTGGCCAAGCTATCGCCAAACAGGTTTTAAAAAATGCCCCGAAGATCGCACCGTTAGTTGCTGGAGCTATTGGCGAAGGCGCGGTTACAGCAGGTCAGAACGCGGAACAAGTACGTCAGCAGACTCCAGACCAACTATTGACACCAAAACAGGCCCTGCTTACCGCTGGCAGCGGGGCTTTAACAGGGGGCATCACCCACGGTTTTGGAAAGATTGCCAATAAACTGGGTGTAGGTGATGTCAACACCGCATTTTTAGGCAGACCCGCAGCAGCAGCCGGTAAAAGCTTACCGAGAAGAGTCGGAGAAGAAGGCCTGATCGAAGCAGGGCAAGAAACACTTCAGTCTGGACAGGAGCAAGCTGCTACCAACTTGGCACTAGATAAACCGGTCATGGAAGGGGTAGGGAATGCCGCCGCCATCGGTGCCGTAGCCGGTGCAGGTATGGGCGGAGGCATGGCGGCAGTCACCCCAACTGTGGTTCAAGTTCCTGCACCCGAAGCTCAGGCTCCAGTAACCGAAGCTCAGGCTCCAGTAACCGAAGCTCAGGCTCCAGTAACCGAAGCTCAGGCTCCAGCACCCGAAGCTCCAGACCCGATGCAGGCAAAACCCTTTGTTGACCATTTTGTTAACGCTGGCGTTGCCCCTAATACCTATTCAAAAGGCTTCAGCACCGCTCTGAATGCAGCGGGTATCGTAATAGACCCCGCTAAACCGCCCGCTGAGGCTTTCGCCGAGTTACAAGCTGCCGTTTATGCACAGCCAAAAGCCAGAGTTGAAGCCGTAACTGCCGATCTGACTGAAACTTTGGATGCCCATATCGCCGCTAATCCTACGGGAAGCACGGTATCCAAAGCCGTTAAAGCCGCTGTAGTAGCGGGTACAACCGAACCCCAAATAGCGGCGGCTAAAGAGCGCCCGATAACCCGCACGGACGGTACGCCCTATTCTACCGCCGGGGAAGCAAACAACTTCCTCAGTCGCATGATGAACGGCAAGCCTTCCAGCGAGCACACCACCGTAAAACTTCCAGAAGGAGGTTTCGGTATCATTCACAACAACCAAATAGATGACTACGAACTGCCAGATGCTAAAGACACTGAAACAGCTACACCCACAGGACCAACAACATCCGGAACAAGTGCGGCTGCACCCGGAAGTGATCAGGTTATTGACCAAAGCCAAGACCCAGCCACGCAAGAGGGTGCCGCCGAAACAGCACGGAAAGTAGTCGCTGGAATCGACTCCAGCGTAGCCGCTAATGGTGTTATGGGTACGGTACCAGCGGCACTGAGAAAATCAGCCCAGGACTTAGGGGTGTATGACAGTTCACGTACCCCGGAACAAATGTTGGCTGCCGTCCGTACCCATACAGAAGCACCGATAGATGAAGCAATAGCAAGAGAACACCCGTTGTCGGATGCCAATACCTACCAAGTAGCCGGCAAACCAGAAGACACTAAGAAAGCGGCGGTAAACTTCCAAGACCTGCACATAGCCATAGAAAATCCTGTCGGTTCGGTTCGCTCAGGCACCAGTCCAGAAGGCGAGAAGTGGGAAACCACTATGCAAGACCATTACGGCGAGATTAAAGCCGGTGAAGGCGCGGACGGCGATGCGGTAGACACTTTTATACCCGCAGGCTTAACTCGCGCTCAGATCGATTCTACGCAGAACGCCTATGTAATTGATCAGGTAGACCCGAAAACCGGTTTGTTCGACGAAGTTAAGGTCATCCTCGGGGTAGCCAGTCCAGAAGAAGCTAAAGCGGTATATTCCAGAAACTACGCTCCAGACTGGAAAGGTTTCGGTGCAATTACCGCAATGCCGATGGCCGACTTTAAAACCTGGGTCCATAGTGACGCGGCGAAGTTACCGGCAGCGAAAACGGAAGCCAGAAAACAGGATCGCCGGCAGAATACGGATATTAGTTTTATCCCTCCTAGCGAACGTCGAGTAAACGAAAGAAGAAACCTCGCAAAAGAGCATGGCGTAACGGACCAAAGTGCTTTAGAGCAAATCGTGCCCCAGGAGAAAAAACACTTTATAACCGGTTTTGAGCAGGCCACAGAAAAAGACCCGATTATCCTCGAAGCACTGGAAATTGTAGAAGAAACCGGAACCACAGCACATTTTGTAGAAGCCGATATAGCAAATCTGGGAGGCATGAACGCTTTTTTCGGCGACAACCATGCTATCGTAAACCCATATATAAAGCAGTTAGGGGACATTTTCGCTAACGCCTTGCGACAAGTGGGTACGCATGAAGTTTTTATCCACCACGGCGGTGATGAAATCAGTGCCGTTATTCTCGGCGGTACAGATGCGAGAATAAAAGAAGCTATGAATTCTGCCAGGGAGAAATCTTTGGCCTGGGCTAAAGAACAAGGGTTGGACACAATCCCACACCTTAAAACCGGACCAGGAAAAGTCCCAGGTACAGGCCTTTACGTGGGCTTTAGCCCTATGGTACCCGGCATGACGCTGGCAGATATTTCTGCCCGAGCAGCAGCCGAACTTAACGCAGGTAAAACGGGAGTAGAATATGTCGAAGGAAACACCGGATCAGAAAACAATAAGGGAGTCCAACGAGAAGATAGCAATATTGGAGATAGCCCTAGCGAAACGCCTAGCAGCGAAGGGCAAGCAGCGACAACCGAATTAAAAAGACCCAGGCTTTTAAAAGAGTGGGTTACCGGTGAACCAGCCGCGATAGAAGTAAAAACCAGAAAATCCCCGTCCAAGACTGTTAAGTCTTCCGACCATCTTCTAACGGTAATTGCCAAAGTAGGAGGGTTAAGCCGAGAATCCGCTAAAAGACAAGGTATTGACCCCGCCGCCTTTGGCACCCCTTCTGGTAGCCATTTCTCTGTTTTCCCGGCGAAGGGCGGAAAAACATTCGATGAAATTGCCGGTTTGTTGGACGGTGTGCATTTTGACCTAAATGGTCAAGAAGGAACTTACGACCCTAACGTATTGTTAGAATTGTTGGACAATGCGCTTAGAGGAGATAAAATTTATACTGCAGAAGGCTACGCAGGTATTGAAAAACTGGCTAGTGCCGAGCGGTTCGATGAGGAAGAAGCCAAGTTTGCTTTCGACCTGCAGAACCTGCACAATCAGACCGCAGAATACGATCCAGAGCAGTTACCCTCGCTTGAGTATATAATGGCACAGGGTGGGATAACACCTCTAAACATCAACGAATTTTGGGATGAACTAAATGACAATATCGGATCAAAGAGCGAAGGAAATATCGCAGAGGATGTCGGAGAGGATCAAGGAGAACTCGACTCCTATGACCAAACCGACCTCGATGCCAGAGAACGAGAACAAAAGCAACGAGCCAAAGACCTTGCCGCCCGAGAATTAGCTGCTAAGAACAAAGCGGAGTCTGACTCCAGCGTAGATTCGCTCTACGACGAGATGTTTACGGATAAAGGCCGCACGGATGATCTGTTCGGTGAGCCAATGTTTAGTCTACCTGAAAACAGCTTAGCGATAACCCATAACTTGTCTTTGGTCAACCTGATGCATGCCGACAAGATGGGCGGTATCGCGGTACCTAGTGTGGCAGTTACCAACAGTAACCACACGATGGGCAACTTCGGCGAAATAACCCTAGTTGGAGACAAGGATCAACTGGGTCCCGAAGCGAGTAGTAAAAACCGGTATTTCAATGCCGATATTTACTCGCCACGGTACCCGAACGTGACCTCTTTCCCCGACCGAAAAAAGATCGATAGCCTGGAAAAATCATTTTCTGAGCGCGTTAAAGCCCTTCAAAAACAACTCGGCTATAACGGCGTAATAGACGTAGATGACGGCGTGGTAAAAGGGCTTGGTCATAATCTGGCCGTCCAATACCACTACCTGGAAAACAAAGGGAAAGCACCGGCGCTTACTTACGTGAAAAGCAACGAAATAGATATTTCGGAACTAGGGAAAAAGGTTCGTAGCAAGCTGAATCAACAGGAGTTCGAGTACTGGCTACGGACGGAACATGCCAATCTGGTTAGTTCGGAGAAAATTTTCGACGGATTTACGTATTCTGGTAACCGTAAATACCTACCCCACAACCTGGATACTGTGGTCAAAATTCTGACCAAGAAAGTCCAAGGCGGAGAAAACTTCAGCTACGGCGTACCCTCTATCAGAGCCCACGCGGCAAAGCAGTTTAAAACTGTCAAAGCCATGCAGCAGGATCGGGACAGCATTGTTTCCGAAGCAGAGATGGACACCCTGAAGGAAGAGGTCAACCAGGACTTTTCAGAAATAGAGTCTGAGTTGAACGAGTACAGTAAATTTGAGCGGCCACAAGCTGCCGAAGCCCTGGCAGGATTCGCCGAGAAAGGTATTCGTGAATTCAACGAGTATTACGAAGGTGTCCCGGTCGAAACTATGGCAAAAATCGCCGAGTTCCTGGGTAAACTACGCAACATGCCGACCCATTACTTCGAAGGCAAGATAGGCCGTTCCGTAGATATTGGTGAGTTCTCGGGAGCCATAGTGCCAAAAGGCAAAGAATACGAACCTGCAATCGAGCTTCTGAAGAGGAAAGGAATCACCAAGATAGCGCGCTATGATCGTAACGGCGACAGAAGCGCGGCCCTTAAGTCGTTTAAAGACTTGTTATTCAGTATCTCCAACGAAGCTAAAGGCGATCTTTTTGCTTCCATAGAAGAAGCCCAAACCCACGCTGAAGACCTGTTCGGCAAAGGTGTGTCGCGTCTACCTCTGAACTTTACCCATGGGCAAGAGTCCTGGCCGGAAGTGGCGCGCCACCCGAATGCCGAAGGGGTTTATTACCAGGGCAACATCTGGGTCGACCTGAATAACACCACCAAAGAACGCATGAAATCTGTGCTCCTACATGAAATAGGCGAGCATTTCGGCCTGGAAAAAATGATTGGCACCCAGGTTTATGAATCACTTCAGGCGCAGATAAAAAACCGCGCCGAAAGAACTGGCTCACTGGAGAATAGAGTCTGGAATGACGTTGCTAGACTCTATCCACACGTAAAAGTAGGCAGCAAACAATTCGTCGCTGAAGTGATCGCCAAACTAGGCGAAAAGAATCAACCCTGGTACCGCAGACTGATCACTCAAATCAAAGCCTTTTTGATGAGACATGGTATCGCCCGTGGTTTCGTTAACGGAACCTTTACCGGGGACGATATGCACCAGTTACTGGTATCCAGTCTTAAAAGTGCGGCTGGCAGAGCTACGGAACCGATGTTTATCGGCGGGGAGGCTATGGCTTCTACCGAACAAGCCCCACGCTTCTATTCCGCCTTACGCAATATGTTTATTGCGTCCCCAGAAAAAGTCTTTGGAAACCCAGCACAGGTAAAAGCCTGGTTGTTGGGCAACGCGGCCAAATACGATGTCAAGAAGGACGAAATTTATTGGTCGGGGATTCTTAACTTGTTGGATATGCAGGAAGGCAAAGTCACTAAAACCGACATGGTTAACTTCAACGGCGTTCAGGTCGAGGATGTGGTGTCTGGAAACCCCCACGCAGAATGGGATAAAGCTAAGGCTAGCAGGGAAACCGGCCTAGCTGAGTTCGATAAAAACATCCGCGCTCTGCGGGAAGAAGAACACAGGCAAATAATGGTGCTAGGTGAACCAGATTCTTTAACTCCAGAAGCGATAGCTGTCTGGAAAGAAGGACACACCGCTATAGTGTCAGAAATGGCTCGCCTAAAAGAAGAGAAAGAAAAATTTAGTCAAGAAGGGCTATTGAAAATGGGTGCCGCTCTTAACATCCCGGAATCAAGACATGGTGGGGGTAACTTGGAACTCCCCGGCGGCGTAGACTACAAAGAATTGATCGTTACCATACCGACTACGGAAGCCTATAACGAAAGCGATGAAACTCATTTTGGGAGGGAAGGAAAAGGTAAACAGATCGCCTGGATTCGCCACAATACCCGTACCGATATTGATGGAAACAAGACTTTGTTCCTGGAAGAAGTCCAAAGTCAGCGGTCGCAAGCCGGTAGGACAGAGGGGTTTATTAACATACCTAAAGCGCTTCCTGATAACTGGATAATACAGAAAAGGGGAGCTCGATTTTATCCAGTTAATAAAAATGAATTAGATGCTAACGGGGAGTACGCAACGCTTCTTGGAGAGTACGGGACGGTAGCTGATTATTCGTTAGAAGGTGCTACTAAAAAAGCAATAAAAGCTTTACGTACAGGTACAGTACCTCCTGCACCTTTCGTCACTGACTCAAACAACAAGTCTACGAACGCTTACATTACGCTTCTATTGAAGAAAGCCGTAAGTTCTGCGATAGACGGTGGCCACGACTCAGTGACCTGGACTACGGGCGATCAACAGGCTGATCGCTACAGTTTAGCGAAGCAAATAGACCGAATTGAGTACGAAGAAGTTCTCGACCCTAAAACCTATGTACCTACCGGCACTTTTGACTTGTCTGTGTTTAACTTAGATGGGCAAAATGTGCATGAAGCTTACGCTCAAACACCTAAACAAATTGAAGAGCTTGTGGGAAAGGACGCCGTTAACAAAATACTAAACGGCGAAGGTAAGGTATCGGATGGTGCGGTTGGGTGGGAAGCGGAAGACTCTGAAGGTCTGTCACACCGTGTTTTGTCTGGTCTTGACCTGAGTGTCAAACCCCAATGGGTTTCGGCTATGTACGGTGACGGAAACGGCATGAATGCCCAAGGCAAACCATCCCTGATTCTGCAAGCCGCTGGCGACATAGCCCGCAAGATGGGCGGTAAGATAGGTTCGCAGGAACTGTTAACGGGCGAAGACTGGACAACTCAACCGGCCTTGATCATCACTCCGGAAATGAAAGCCAAGATTCAGTCCGAGGGCATGCCATTGTTCTCTACCAACAAAGAAAAACAGCGCCTGGCACCGAACGGTAAGCCCTCCAACCTTAATGCTGGACAACAAGCACAAGTTCGAACACCTGAATTTAAAGCCTGGTTCGGGGATAGCAAGGCGATAGATGAGAATGACGAGCCTAAAGTTTACTATCACGGTTCAACCGCAGACATAAAACTGTTCATGCGTGGTGCGGGCGGCTACGCATACTTTACAGATAGCCATGAATATGCCAGTAAATACGCGGGGAATAGCGAGGGATCGCAAGTGTACCCCGTATACCTAGCGGTAAAGAACCCCCTTGACTTAACGCATTTCGGAGAAAAATCTTTATCTGACAAAGAGTTCAGAGATTTTTTAGGTTCTAAAAATGTTAGCCTTCCCGAAGACGCTCAAGGATACCCAGAGACTACCGCCTGGAGACACATAAAAGGGGAGGAAGTAAAATGGGCAGCAATGGATGCAGGATATGACGGCATAATAGTTAAAGAGGGGGATGGGAAAACCGCAGTAGCAGTCTTCGAGTCTACGCAAGCCAAATCCGCTATCGGCAACAACGGTGCGTTCTCACCTGAAGACAACGATATTCGGCACTCTATCCGTGAACCCTGGCAGAAATCCGCAGCCGAATACAATGCCCCAGCGGAACTCAAGCCGCAGGAGTCTTTCTACGTGGGTAAAGTAGAAGTAATCCGGAACCCTTCGAACGCTGATCAGTCTGATATGCGTAAGGAGGCGGCGAAGGAGTATGGGGTACCTGGTAATGGCGACCCAATCCTGAGATTTACCCAAGATGCCGACGGTAACCGGTATGTCTGGAAAGCCTACGAAGCGGTTCATCCCTGGATAGAACCCGCCATAGAGCAGCGCGAAGGCGTCCATGTTGATCAGAATGCCGCACAGAAGCTTTCGCACCGTGGCGTGGTTAGGCGAGCACTTTATGAAGGCCAACCGGTACCGAGCAGCGTAATAGCCGAATACCCAGGTTTACTTGAGGAAGTTAGTGAAATTCCAGGTAATCAAGCACCGATGCACAGTTTTGCTGGAGAAAAGTCAAAAATAGCTAACCTTGAAAATCTAACCTCCGCTAAAGCCAAACTAGATAATGGTGAAAACCCTGAGCAAGTCCGGAAAGAAACGGGGTGGTTTAAAGGAACTGTAGACGGGAAATGGCGTTTTGAGATCGACGACAGCAAGTTTAAGCTGAAAGAAAATGCTTGGGGTAAAGACTTAGAAGAAATAGACGGGGTTCCTGGTCGTAAACTGATAGGAAACTTAGGGGATAGGTGGCACAAACTTGGGGCTATAACAGCCGAAAGACTCGGTAAAAAAGAAACTTTTCAAGAAGGGTTGGTTACTGACACGGACTTATTCAAAGCCTATCCAGACCTTGCCAATGTTCAGGTTACCCTACGTGAATCCAACGCTTTTCTACACAGCGAAAACGGGCATTATTCGCCAGGTAAGAATGAGATTTATATGGAGATAAACCCCTCTTTAGGCGGTGATGCTAAAGGTTCGCTACTACATGAAATACAGCACGTAATACAGTTCAAGGAAAAATTCGCTCTCGGTGGAAATGCCGAGGAGTTCAACCACGACCTCATCATGCGAGAGCGCAACGATGAATTTAAGAGGCAGACTTACGAAGAACTTCCAGCTTTACTGGCCGCTTACCGAGCGGAATCCGATCCTGTTAAAAAGAGTGAAATATTCAATAGAAGAATGGCTTTGATGGATGAGATAGCCGCGAATAAAAAACTAACTCCTTATGACTGGGCTTTCGAGAAGTATAAAAGGTTGGCGGGGGAAGTAGAGGCTAGGAACACGCAAACCCGTAACGACTATTCAGAAGAGCAGCGCAGAAACACTCCGCCCAGTGAAACCCAAGACAGGGCGGATCATTTGCAGACGATAGATAGTGGGAATGGCGGGTCTATGCACTCTATCCGAAATGCGCGTGACCAAGCACTGGCCAATGCGGATACCACATTAGGCCGGATAAAGAGCAACCGCTGGGTGTTCCTGTCGGTACAGCAAATGGCGGAACGGACGCATAAATACCTACCACAGATCAAAAACTACGTAAAAGCCATGAAAGCTCGCCGTGTAGTCGTCGAGGATTGGTACCGCCAGTCTGATCGGATCACATCTGTGTGGCAAAAACTGAAAGACAAAGTTGCAGTCAGCAATTTGATGCAAGACTCAACTTTGCCGGATGTCGATGCATCACAGGCCTGGAGTGGGGTTACGAAGGAGAAGGGTCTATTCCGCGTACACTCGCAGGCTAAGTTCACTGCCACCAGTAAGGCTAAACTTACGTTAGGTATGGGCTACCAAAACTCTGTTACTACTGGAGATTTCTATAAACAAGCCTATTTCTTGGATAGGGTTGACGCGGATGTGTTCCTGAATATGTTGAATAACGAGGAAGCTATCCAAACCAGGCTCGGACATAAGCCTGAAAACGGCACTCGTAAAACTGCACTTCCCAAGCTACAAGCTAAGTACGCCGCACTGACGGCGGAAGCCCAAGGAGTCTATAAAGACTCAAACGAAACCCTAAATGCACTCGCTAATGCTAGGCTACACGCTATTGAAATGCAGATAGAAAGAGCCATCGATGATGGTCGAATCCGAAGCCAGATGATTTCAGAGTTGAGAAAGAACATGGAAGCCGGTTCTCTTGAGTGGTACTACACGCCGCTACAACGGTTCGGTGACTACTGGTTTTACGGTAAGAATAGCGCAGGACAACCGGTGTTTTCATCCTTCGACTCGTTGAAAAAGATGAAAGCTGCGGAAGCCGTTTTTCGAGCCGACGGGGGTAAGAACATAAAATCCGGAAAGAAAATGCAGAGCATCCATGACGATTTGGCGGCTACCGATGCTTTCATGCTCGATGTACGTGACAAGATTCACGAAAATGTCTCCGACGATGCCGAAGCCCGCGCCCTGCAGGATGCTATCTACCAAATGTACTTGCAGTCTTTGCCCGATGTTTCGGCCAGGCACAGCGCTCAACACCGTAAAGGCGTACTGGGTTTTGACAAGGATGCTATCCGGTCGTTCACATTCCATATTCACCACGGCGCCTCGCAGTTGGGTAACATGACGGAAGGCCGAAACATGGCTGAAGCTGCTAAAGCTATGCGGGATACCGTGACGATGGCCATGGATGATGAGTATGATGCCGCCGGAAACATTACCGGAAACTTCCGCCGTCGGGAAGCAGAAATACAGGTCGAGGCGGCAGAAATGCTTCAGGATGACTGGGCTACCCTGACCGCGCCAGGGCACTTAGAGGCCGAGCAGGCCGCCGATCCAGATAACGCTATCTGGAAAGAAGCCCTTACTTTACGGAGAAAGTTTGGACACCTACCTGAAGTTGATGCTTACGATGCTCTGGAACGGTTTTCGGTAAAGTTAAACACGACCATCGACCATTCACGGATGCTCAAGGATCAAAAGTTACAGATAGCGGCGGGCGAAGTGGCGGATGAGATTAAAAAATCCTTCGATGCCATGGTCAATACCCAAAGTTCAGACCTGGATAAGATCGCTTCCGACATACGCCAGGCCAGTTTTATCTGGATGTTAGGGTACGGCGTATCCACAGGGTTGATGAACTTACTGCAGACACCTATTGTCGCCATGCCAGTAGTGGCCAGCAAGTTCGGTTTCGGGAAAACGGTTTCAGCTTTCAATAAGACTTACGGTGAATTCATGGCGGCCATAAAACTGGCGAAGCGCAACGATCCAGATTCCGTAGATGAGGACGGTAACGCTTCTATTTCAGTAGTCTTGGAACGAAGATTGAGAACGCTCACCCGAGGCACGGCAGCTTACAAAGAAACAGAGTCTGATGTGAAATTTATGCAATACATCAAGAGTCAGGGGGAAACAGCCCGAACCCAGATGCAGGATGTTATCGGTTTAAGTCAGCGTGGCGACATTGAGGGCGGCAAGCTACAAGAGATAAACAAGAGCATGGGCTGGATGTTCCACCACGGGGAGCGTGTTAACCGCGAAGTTACTCTGTTAGCGGCCTACCGATTGATGCGTGATAGTAAGGTTTCGGATGGTCGCGGTGGGATGCGTGACAGTACCTTGGAAGAAGCTCAGCAGTACGCGGAGAAAGCCACCCATATCGGTCACGGAGACTATAACGCCGAGAATGCAGCTCGGATATTCCGTGGCTGGCCAGCAGGTATCGCGCTGCAATTTGGTAAGTACCCGCACCTTATGTACTATGCCTGGGGTTCGGCTTTCCAGGATACGTTCAACGGGTGGAAGAAAATGCCAGCCGGCGCTGAACGCGATGCAGTGATGGCTGAAGCCAAAGAAGCGGGTAGTCGGTTAATTGGGCTGGCTATAACGCAGTTTACGGTAGCAGGGGCTTTCGGAATGCCGCTCATGGGCGCTACCGTCATGCTCCTGAACATGATTGGGGCCGCATTAACCGATGACGACGATCCTTGGGATACTAAAAAAGAAGCCCGAATGTGGTTATTCGATTTAGGCGGAGAAGAGTTTGCTACTGCAATGACGAAAGGTTTCTTCAATGCTGTTACTCCTGCTGATCTAGGTGGCCGATTAGGTATCGCGGACATCAAGTTTCGTGAGGGGAAACAAGAACTGGAAGGTCGTGACCAAGCTACTCAGCTTCTAGTTTCGTTGTTCGGGCCGACCGGTGGGTTAATGCAAAAAGTTTTTGAAGGTGCCAAGTTAGCCGGCGAAGGTGAATTTGAACGGGCGGCGGAGCAACTACTACCTAAAGCACTGGGCGATCCGCTGAAATCAGCCCGGTTTGCCGCTGCTGGTGCGACGAGTATCCGTGAAGGAACCAAGGGTGACAAATTAAAAGATATGAGTCCTGGCGAGGTGTTTTTGCAGATATTCGGTATTGGAAGTTCGGACTTGGCCAACAAATATGATGATCGCGGCTATGCATTTGCCGATAAGAAGCATATTGAGGAGGCAAGGACAGTATTGTTGCACCGGATCGCTAATGCAAAAACGGAACATGAGGAAATCCCTAGCGAGGAATGGCGGGAGTGGAATGTGAAGTACCCGCTAAAGCCTATATTGCCAACCGATGTAGCAAACTCGATTGCCGCTTCTAAGAGGGAAGAGAAAAAGCGCGGTTCGAAAGGCTACTATGTGCCGGATTACGTGCCGGATTACAGTACCTCGGAAGACGACGAGTAATAAAAAAGGGTCTCGCGGCCCTTTTCTTTATTTCGTGCTAGGCAGTTCGTAATTGCCATCGTAGCGCGGTGCAAGTCTTGGCATTCCGCGCTGCCGTTCTTCAGCCATTCGGTAGTAGGATTCTGTCCACCAGGACGCCGGTTCGTGAATCTCGCACTCGCTCAGATTAACCCCGTACAGTTGCATCAACTGCATGGGGCCAACGTAATGCCGCTTCCCATCTGTCTTGCTGGGCACTATGCCAGGGCAAATTACGTATTTCTGTTTCATTGTTCAAGTCCTGGTCTTCGGAATCACGTCCATCTTTTGGCGGCATATTCAAAACAGTTCCGACAGGGTAATAGTCGTGCGGCAAAATGTCAGGGAACTGGTCGGCGTTTAGCGCCCTTATTTCTTGCCAGCGGCGATCATCGCCAAGCTGCCTAAGCGCTATTCCCATTATGCTTTCGCCCGGTGCGGTCGTGTATAACCAGTCATTCAACTCAGACCCGCTGGTGGCATAGTTTCTTCGAACAGGCACAGGTCTTCGTCAAGTACCTCACACCATACCTCTCTGGGGTCGCCGATCTTCTTAAATTGATGCCAACTTCCTTTCTTTCCTAGATAGATCAACTTGTCGTACTTTGCGTGTTGCCAATTATAATTTCCACCGATATTCATACCTAACCCTCTCCGAGTGAATAGTGGTTTCCGTCACGAAATCTTCCGCCCCATGTTCCGCCTTGGCTTTCCCACCATTCTCCGAGGGGCTTATGGGCTTCTGTTCCTTCTAAATATTTCCCGTCTCTAAACAGATTCAGATCAACCGCCAATCTCTGTTTGTGGAATGAGTTCGCGGCGCCATATCCTTTTTTAATGTTCATATCGCCGTGCAGTCGCGGGTCTCTAAATGCGTCACCTAGCGTTATTTCATAGCCCAGGCTATACGCGTGTATGATTAAATCAGCCACCATTCGTGCAAATTTTGATTGTTTTTCTCTTAGTGTCATATTAGGTGCCTATATTAGTAACGCTGATTATTGTGTGATCGGTAGCCTCGAATGTGGCACGTATATGCTCCGCAAGTTCCGCATCGCTCTTTAAATAGACCACGTAAACATTGTTACCATCAGGGCCTTTCTTGAGGACTATGTATTTGTATCTCATCCCGCCATCTCCAGATATTGATCTTCGGTTAATACAGTCACGCCATGCCTCTTAGCGGCTGTGGTTTTTGCGGCACCGACATCGGCACCGCAGATTAAGTAGTCTGTTTTAGAAGAGACCGAGCTGCCGACTTTAGCTCCAAGAAACTTGGCCTGCTTTTCCATATCTGATCGCCCGCCTTTCTGCATTGAGCCTGTGAATACCACGGTCTTGCCCGACAGGTTGCCCACAACGGTTACGCCGATAGGAGTCTCTGTGAGATTGAACCCTAATTTCATCAAAGCATCGAACTGAGGCTTGATGTTTGCCAATGAATTAACAAGGCTACTGGCTGTCTTTACGGCAAACCCATCAATGCGCATAATTTCATCTATCTTTAAGTTAAATACATCAGCCAGCCTATGGTGCTTGAGAAGTTTCTCACAACCCCCCTTGCCGACGTTGTGGATGGAGAATGCGGCCAGGAATCGCCAATCTTCAGTGGGGCGCTGACGACTAATGGCGAGTTCGGTTGCAAGATTTAACGCTGTTTTTTCTCTAAAACCGTGATCTTCAAAAATATATTCATCGCACCTATAAACTTCCAGTACGGTGTCAACACCTTCACCTACGAGTTTTTCTATCACCTTCGGCCCGAACCCATCGCAGTTGCCCAGCGTTTTAAAGAAAAACTCAATCGTACCCTCTACCTGCGCTGGACAGGTTTCGGTATTGGTGCAAAGCAAGTTGTCCCCGTCAACTATAGTATCTTCCCCGCAGCTTAAACATTGCGCCGGGGATAACGCACCCATTGGCGCTCTTTTTACAACGCTCTCGATGTACGGGATAACCAAGCCTGATCGACACACCTGGACGATCGCTCCACGCTCTATACCAGACTTAACCACGTTTCCGTAGTTATGCCCAGTCGCCTTACTGATCGTCACTCCGCTTACTTTGGTGGGTTCAAGTTGCACCACCGGCGTGAGTCTGCCGTTCTTGCTCGTTTGCCAGACTAAGCCCGTCACTTTGATGTCGTGGAATTCGGTGTTCTTTTTATAGGCGATCTGCCAGCGATGGTGATGATTTGTCGCGCCCATTGCTTCTTTTATTTCAGGATGTATGGCTTCAATTACCAGACCATCAGTGTCGAATACGCGAGTTCTGATATTTGAATCCCAAATATCATCTATATCTCTAATTAGATCGGATGCATTTTTCACGAAACCATGTAAGTGCGAGAAAGGGATAAACCCAATCTTCTCCAACAATAACGCATCTTTAATCCTCTTATCAATCACGCCTTCTTTGATTACACCGGCAATAATGTTTCGAGTGTTTTCAA